TAGGTAATACTGCTAGAACTGATGGAACTCAAAGAGCTTTCACAGAAGCACAATTAAAATCTGTAATTAAATCAGTATGGAATGCTGGTGGTGATCCAACTATGATTATGGTTGGCCCATTCAACAAACAAAAGTTATCAGGATTTACTGGTAACAGTACTAGATTTGATGCAGGTGCTGATGCTACTTTATACACATCAGTAGACGTATATGCATCTGACTTCGGTCAATTGCAAGTAGTACCTAACAGATTCTCTAGAGATAGAGATGCTTGGGTTCTAGATATGAACTACTGGGGTATTGCGTTCTTGAGAGATTTCACTATGCATGAACTTGCAAAAACTGGTGATACTGAAAAGAGACAGCTTTTAGTAGAAGCAACTCTTGAGTCAAGAAACGAAGGTGCGTCAGGCTTAATTGCTGACTTAACTACTTCATAATAAATATAACTGTTTGGGGGAGTAACCTATAAATCTGCTCCCCCAGCAGATTCTAACAATGAAGATCTGAGAGAAGGTTAAGGTCGGAACATTTAAGGAATAACATGAGAACATTAAACGATTACTTTATTACATCAACAATCGCAGACGTAAGTACTGCATCTTCAACATTCGTTGCAGTACCAGACAATGGAAAAATTATTAAAATTTTTACAGCTTTACAAGGAGCTATATCTGGAGCTGATGCAGGAATAAGTTTTGAAATCGGTGGAACTGCAATTACTAATGGTGGTATTACTATTGCTAATTCAGGTTCAGCAGCAGGTGATGTAGATTCATCTGAGCCAACTGCTAATAACGACATTAATGAAGGACAAGCTATCGAAATGATAACTGATGGTGCTTCAACTGGAACTGCAAAAGCTGTAGTTACATTCGTTATAAGAAGATAATTAATTTGGGGATGGCAACATCCCCATAACACTTAGGAGAAATTTATGCACATTGCTATGAGACCTGTTTCAACACAAAAAGTTAACTCTGCAGGTACATCAGCTCAATCAGCAGCATTTAGTCCTAACATTGAATATGTTAGAATTATTCCAGATGCAGATTGTCATATTGAGTTTGGTGTAAATCCAACAGCTACTACTTCTAAAATTTTTATGGAGTCTAAAACTTCTGAATATTTTAAAGTTTCGCCTGGCGAAAAAGTAGCAGTAATAGGAACTGTCAATTTATACATAACTGAATTATCAGAATAATGGGAAAAGTTAGATCTGTAGAATATGATGGTGGTATAAAGACTCGATATATCCAAGAGTCTGATGGTAAATTAACTATCAATAATCAACAAGATGTAAATCCTTTATTAAAAAGAAATAAAGAACTTTACAATCATGATGATGGTTATTTAACTAAAGCGAAAGAAATGAAACGAGTAGCTAGTATTCCTCCATTAGTTTTGCAGATCTGGGCTAAAGAGTATAATGGTAGTAACAATTGGTTTGGATTACCAAAAGATATTCAAAGACAAATAATGAGAAGAAAACTAAACTCTAGTGAGTTTAGATATTTTAGAACAGCATCAGGAAATTTATAATGGCTATTTCAACATACGCAGAATTAAAAACATCTATAGCTAATTGGCTTAATAGATCAGATCTTACATCAGAAATATCTGGTGATTTTATTAAACTTACTGAAGCTGATTTTAATGCTAAGTTAAGAATTAGACAAATGGAACAGATTGATACATTAACTATCAATGCTGAAACTGTAAGTGTACCATCTGGTTTTATTGCAGTTAGATCTTTATATTTATTAGTATCAAGTACTAAATATCCATTAGAATATATTACTCCAGGCAATATGTTTGAAATAAGAGGTGGATCAAGAACTGGTAGACCTAGATCTTATACAATAGAATCTGATAATGGTACTGAACAATTTAGATTTGGGCCAGCACCTGATACATCTTACACAGGTTATTTATCGTATTATAAAAACATCACAGCTCTTAGTGATTCTAATACATCAAATTATATTTTAGCTAATCATCCAGCTATATATTTATATGGATCCTTATACCATGCATCTAACTTTCTTGGTGGAATAGAACCTAATCAAGCACAAAATTGGTTAGCTATGTATTCATCAGCATTAGAAAGATGTGAAAATAATGACAGACAAGATTCTTATGGTGGTGCACCTGTTCAACAAAGAACAGATGTTCAAACTGATTTATCATTTTATAGGAATAGATAATGCAAATACCTTTTGGAGAATGGCTACCTGATCAACCTGAACATATGAATCCAGGAGCCAATGTAGCAACTAATGTTTATTATGCTCTTAATTCTTATAAGAGATTTCCTTCATTAGTAAACTATTCATCAAATAATATAAGTACAGACTCAAGAGGAGCTGGATCTTTTAGAGATAATGCTAATAATGTATATAACTTTGTAGCTACTAATACAGATATTTATCAATTAGATGGTGGAACATTTACCTCAAGAAAAGGATCTTTAACTGGTGATAATACAGATTTTTGGACATTTACTCAATTTGGTAACTATGTAATAGCTTCAAATGGTGTAGATTTACCTCAATATTTCTTAATGGGT